GGAATTGAGATGCCTATGAGCTTAATCAGTGTTAAGGAAAGTAAAGCAGGATCATTTACACAGGTAGTTCCTGAGTATCACAGATTGAAAAACAAATATCAGCTAATGTGGGATCAAACAGACTGTGTTGGTTATCTAAAAACAGCCGCAGTTCTAGCAGCCTATGTGGATCAAAGTATCAGTACAAATACTTTTTACAATCCTGCGCACTGGGCAGACCGCAAAGTACCTACTACACTAATTGCTAAGAATTTAATGCAAGCTCATTATTGGGGTATTAAAACGTTTTACTATAGTTTGATTAATAAAACAGGTTCTAAATCACAAGACGATCTCGGTGAACCTAAGATGAATGGTTTCCATGAAATGGATCTAGATCTGTTAGACGATGCTGATTGTGAATCCTGCAAGTTATGAGTTATGAATTTATAAAAGGATTCATTGCTGAAGGTCGCAATGAAAAATTAAGTATTAAACCTTTGCCTTATAAAAAGGATGAACTTAGTCCTAGCATAAGTGAAAACACACTTAACTATCATTACGAAAAGTTAGCTAAGACTTATGCCGAACGATATAATAAAGGTGAGGGCGATCCTGTGTTTAATGAAGCAGGTGTTTTCCTACACAATATATTGTTTCAACAGTATCAAAGTCCTAATAGTAAAAATAAACCAGAAGGTGCTATAGAAGAATTTATAAACAAACACTATAAATCCTTTGATAAGTTTAAAGAAGAATTTGAAAAAACGGCTATGGGTATACAAGGCAGCGGTTGGGTATATCTTAGTAAAAGTGGTAAAATAAAAACAATAACAAATCACGAAGTAAAAAAAGACATAGTACTATTGATAGACTGGTGGGAACATGCCTGGGCATTAGACTATCAATCAGACAAAAAGAAATATTTAGAGAATCAGTGGAAAATAATTAATTGGAACCATATAAATGAGCAAAGCACAGTATAATTTAAACACAAAGACAGACTACCTAAGTCGTAAAATGTTTTTGGACCCAGAAGGTCCAGTTACAATTCAACGATTTGAAGAAGTCAAGTATCCTAAGATACAAAAAATAGAACAAACAGCACGTGGTTTCTTTTGGGTGCCAGAAGAAATTAGTCTAACTAAAGATGCCGGAGATTTTAAAGAAGCCAGCGATGCGGTTAAACATATCTTTACTAGTAATTTATTACGTCAAACTGCCTTAGACAGTTTACAAGGCCGTGGCCCGGCACAAGTGTTTACTCCTTGTGTAAGTTTGCCTGAACTAGAAGCACTTATGTACAACTGGAGTTTCTTTGAAACTAATATTCACAGTCGTAGTTACAGTCACATTATCCGCAACATCTATAATGTGCCTAAGGAAGTGTTTAACACTATTCATGACACACAAGAAATTATTGACATGGCCAGTAGTGTAGGCAAGTATTATGATTTATTACATAGACTAAACTGTCGTAAAGAATTAAATGAAGCTAATGTAACTGACATCGAACATGTCAAAGCAATCTGGTTAGCACTCAATGCCAGTTATGCTTTAGAGGCATTCCGCTTTATGGTTAGTTTTGCTACAAGTTTAGCCATGGTAGAGAATAAAATCTTTATTGGTAATGGCAACATTATCAGTTTGATTCTACAAGATGAATTGCTCCATAAAGAATGGACAGCCATGCTAATTAACAACGTGGTCAAAGAAGATGAAAGATTCGCTCGTGCTAAAATCGAATGTGAAATCGAAGTATACACTATGTATGAAGATGTTATTCGTGAAGAAAAAGCATGGGCCGACTATCTTTTTAAGAAAGGTCCTGTTATTGGTTTGAATGCTAATATCTTAAAAGATTTTGTAGACTACACAGCAGTAGGCGCATTGAAGGAAATCGGAATCAAATATCAACACGCTGCTCCAAAGACTACACCAATTCCTTGGTTTAACAAACACAGCGATACTAGTAAGAAACAAACTGCCTTACAAGAGAATGAGTCGACTAATTATGTTATAGGCGTAATGAGTGACGCTATTGATTATGAGGAGTTGCCAACATTATGAAAGCAGTAGTATGGAGTAAGTACAATTGTCCATTTTGTGACCAGGCCAAAGCTTTATTAGCACATAAAGGTATTGAGGTCGAAGAGCGTAAAATTGGAGATGGATACACTAAAGAAGATTTATTAGAAGCAGTGCCCACAGCAAGAACAGTACCACAGATTTTTTTAGATGAAAAATTAATTGGTGGATTTACAGAACTTAAACAATATTTGAAAGGTTAATATGTTATTAGAAAAACTAAGTTATAGTGAAAACGATATCGTCACACTAAAATTGATCTCAGGTGAAGAAGTAATAGGCAAATTTATTAGCGAAGACAGTCAAGCAGTTACATTAGATAAACCGCTGACTTTGGCTATGAGTCAGAAAGGTGTAGGTATGGTTCCTTTATTAATGACGGTTAATCCTGATAATAAATTAAAAATTAATAAACAAGCTATCACCATAATGGTACACTCGGACGAAGATATAGGCAAGCAATATACATTTCAAGTAACTGGAATTCAACCAGTAAGCACATCAGACTTTATGAGATGACACACAAGTTTGTTTTAATGATCAACGGGGAACTTCAAATCTTTGAACGGTTTGAAGATATCCCTGAAGATTTTGATCATGTGATAGAATTTGTTCCAGAAATACCAGATGGCCCTCATACACACGAACAGCACGAAGAAATAGACAAGTGGCACCATAGGTTACAAGAATTAATTGCCAAGGAAAATAAAAAATATGGCAACAGCTAGTCCATCTATTTTACCTGCTATTAATCATAATACAAATTTTTCAGTAACTGTTACATTGGTTCCTGACCTTATGGAAATTATTACCGATGTAAGCGGTGCCTTAGTTGGAGATCCAAGTGAACCAATAACTGTTACGGCATCGGGAACTATTGTTACTATTAGTGGTAAGCATCAAAATTTATTTAAAGATGTTTTTACATTTACTCCTACAGATACGAGTGATAAAACAGCTACACCTACAAGTGTGGAAGGTATAGGAGCAGTTCCTGATAAGCAAAATTTATTTGGTTTAGCACAGGATCAAAGACAATCAGTTATAAGAACTTACGCTATCAATTACAGCGGAGGTAGTGTAACAGTTACACAAGAAGTACTTAATCCGTTAGAAGTTATTCTTGCTTTTATGAAAGATTATAATTATAACGATTATAAGAATAAGGAAAAAGGAGTTTAGTATGCCAGCAGTGACTAGAATTGGCGATGCGGACGTAGCACATTGTTCAGGGATGGCCAGAGCAGCAGGATCGCCTAATGTTTTTGCTAATAACAAACCTATTAGTAGACAAGGTGATGTTAATACAGTTCACAAATTGCCAGGAAGTCCTTGTCCGGCGCATAGTGCGCCAATAGCAGCCGGCAGTGGTACAGTCAAAGTAAACAATAAAGGCTGTGGTCGAGTTGGTGACGGACTTTCAGGTTGTACATCAGTCGCTGCCGGATCCCCAAACGTATTTGCTGGTGGTTGACTTATTCTTTAAGAGTGCTACAATATAAGCATGGAAAAAATTATACTTACAGACGCAGATGGAGTTATCCTCGATTGGGAATGGGCATTTCATGTCTGGATGTCCGAACGTGGTTACATTACCAAACCAAATGGAAAACATAGTTATTACTTACACGACCAGTACGAAGATTTAGATCAATACGAAGCTAAAAAATTGATTAGAATATTCAATGAAAGTGCAGCAATTGGCTTTCTTCCTAGTCTAAGAGATGCTACATATTATGTAAAACGTTTACATGAAGAACACGGATTTAAGTTTCATTGTATAACTAGTCTGAGTAATGATACAAATGCTCAAAAACTTAGGGAAATGAATATTAAAAAAATATTTGGTTCTACAGCATTTGAAAGATTTGTATTTCTAGATACTGGCGCAGACAAAGACGACGCACTAAGTTATTATGAACGCACTGGATTATACTGGATCGAAGACAAGCCAGCAAATGCTGATGTTGGACATGCTCTTGGACTTAAAAGTATTTTAGTAGAACATGGACACAATATGGAACATGAATGTCCGTATCCCGTAGTCAAAAATTGGAAACAGATTTATAACATCATAACCGAAGGAGAAAACGATGAGTAAATATCAAGAACTAGTAGCACTTGTAGAATCAATGGAAAATGATTTTGAAAAGTTTTACGACAAAGGCGTAGGCAGTGCCGGAACTCGCGTTCGTAAAGGCTTACAAGACATTGCTAAATTCTGTAAAGAAACACGTAATGATGTAACAGCAGTAAAGAACGCTAGAAAAGAAGCCAAATAACTCGCTAAATATTTAGAGAGGTTAAATTATGGCATATTCAGGTCAAGTTTTAGATCATTACGAAAATCCAAGAAACGTTGGAAAGTTTGATAAAAATGATCCTAGCGTAGGAACAGGACTAGTAGGAGCACCGGCCTGCGGTGATGTACTTCAGCTTCAAATTCAAGTAGAAGATGATGTGATTACTGATGCGAAATTTAAAACCTACGGCTGCGGATCGGCAATTGCGTCATCGTCACTTGTTACAGAATGGCTTCGCGGC